GACCAAAACGAAGAGCTAAAAGTAGTAATTGAATTCTAAATGGCACAGAATACGAACCTCAATATAGCTCCTTACTTTGACGATTTTGATAAAAGTAAAGGGTTTCTGAAAGTATTATTTAAACCTGGCTTCCCTGTACAAGCTAGGGAACTTACTACGCTGCAAACTTTATTGCAAGATCAGATAGACACATTTGGTCAAGGCATATACAAAGAAGGTTCCATGGTGGTGCCTGGTGGTATCACACTGAATGAAGACGTGCCATGTATCTTAATTCAGAACAATTACCTTAACTTAGATGTAGAAAACTATAGAACTTCATTAGATGGTAAGATTATCAAAGGATCTACCTCTGGTGTTCGTGCTCGTATACTATTTTCAATCAGTTCTACAACATCTACAAGAAGTAATATAACATTTTACCTAAATTATCTACAAAAAGCAGAAGATAACGTCACTAGCACCTTCTCAGCTGGTGAAACCTTCACTTGTGAGAGCGATATTACATATCAATCAACAACTATTGCATCTGGAACACCATTAGCACAGTTATTGAACTCATCTGCTACATCTACAGGTTCTACTGCTAGTGTAGGAGCAGGAGTCTTCTTTACAAGAGGATATTTTGTCAATGTTGCAGAGCAAACTATAATATTAGACCAATATGGAACAGATCCAACCTATAAAGTGGGTCTAAAAGTAGAAGAAAGGATAATAACTGCTGATGAAGACGCAACATTATATGATAATGCTATAGGAAGCACAAATTTCTCAGCACCTGGTGCAGATAGATTTAAGATTTCATTAACATTAGTTAAAAAATTAACTACAGCACCCAACTCTGCTGACTTTATTGAGTTACTTAGAACCAATAGTGGTAAAGTTGAGAAGAAAGTAGAACGTAGTGACCTAAGTTTCATCGCAGATGTGCTTGCAACCAGAACAAAAGAAGAATCTGGTAACTACTATGTCAAGAAATTTAAGTTAGATGCTAGAGAAAATCTAGATGATGGGTTTAATAATGGTGTATATCGTGCAACAGACACAACACCTACAGGTACTACACCATCAGAATCAAATCTTTCAATACAATTATCTTCAGGATGTGCATATGTTCAGGGTTATAGAACTGAAAGATTATCAACATCATATAAAGATATTGATAAACCAAGAACATTTACCACAGAACTAAACAAAACACTGACTTCTGACTTTGGTAACTATGTCTTCATGACTAATCTCTATGAAGCACCTCGTTTATATGAGACTATAGAGTTTAGAGATGAAGCAACAGCAACACCTGGCACAGCAGCTGGTCAACCTATCGGTAAAGCAAGGATTATTAACTTCTCATTTGAGTCAGGTGCGGTAAACCCTACCGATGCTTCTACATTATATCGTGCAAATATAATTGATGCGGGTTTCTACACCAAGATAGTTGCAACAGGTGCTACCACACAGACAGCGGGTAACTTTGTTGTTGGTGCTACGAGTGGTGCTACAGGATTTATTGCTGATGTGGCAGGATCTGCAACAGCAAGTTCTCAAACATTCTTCTACTTGTATAATACTAATGGAACATTCGTTGCAGGAGAAGCATTAAAGGCAAACAATGCGAGTGGTTCAACACTAGCAACTGTTAGTACAGTTACTACATTTGGTTTTGGAGATGTAAAACAATATGCATTTGTAACTGGTGGTGGAACTGCTGATTCAGTATTGGATGTTAAGGTAGCATTACCTGGCTCAGGACCTATTTTATCTGGTCATTCTGCAGGATCTGCAACTATTACTGCTACGTTATCTAACTTTAGATCACAACTAAAAGTAGGAGATCTTGTAGAGTTCTCAAACAATGGTGCATCTCACAGAGCAAGAGTTACTCAGGTTACTGATAACTTTAACTTTAACATTACTCGTTTAGGTTCTACTACATTATCAAACGGTCCTTTGAACAGTGCTGTTATTAGAACTCGTCCAGAAATAAAAGAAGCAACTAAGAAGAAATTACTTACACCTCTAGGTTATACCGCTGTAAAGAATACAAATAATAATAACACAGTAAACCCATCAGGTAGATTTAGAACTGCTGTAACTGGTATCAGTGTAAGTAGTGGTAACGCTACTGCTACTGCAGGATCAGGTCTTAAGTGGGTAAACGGTCTTAACAATGATGACTTCCAAGTAGTTATTACTGGTGGTTCTGGATCTGGTAACTTTGCAAATGGTAAGATATTATATGCAGGGTCAGCAGGATTTAGTATTAGTGGTGACACAGTAGACACTGAAGATTTATCTTTACAAGGTTTAACAGGTGTTTCTAGTATTGACGTCATTGGAACTGTAACAAGTGCAGATAGATCTGGTAAGGCAAAGACTACTCAAAGAATGAAGGTTCTTAAGGTTGATGATTCTCTAGGAACTGCAAATAGTTTGAATCAAGTAACTGCAGGATTTGGTACAAGAGTAGAAGATGGTTCTATATCTCTTGGTTGTGCTGACGTATTTAAAATCAAGGCAATCTATGAGTCAAAAGATGCTAATGATCCAGTCATTCCTAACTTCAGATATACTAACTTACTTGGTACACTTGCAATAGATGATGTTATCGAAGGTGACAGTTCTGGTTCAAGAGCAAGAATCGTATCTACTACAGGTAATCAGGTTTACTACATTCCAGTAGATGATGACGTATTCTCTGATGGTGAGACCATCACAGCACCTAGTGCTACCTTAAAAATTGAAACTAGCGGTATAACATCTGGTTCTACAGATATTACAGATTCATATGATTTAGATGATGGTCAAAGAGATCAGTTCTATGATTATTCTAGAATTGTAAGGAAGTCAGGATTTGCAGCACCAACACATAAGATACTTGTTATCTTTGATAGATTCTTTACATCTAACGGTGTCAACCCATATACTGTTGACTCATACACTGCAGACGATTATAAGATTATCCCATCATTAGAGGGAGAAGAATTAAGAGACTTTATTGATTTCCGTCCTATAGTTCCACAATTGCTTAATGGAACTGGATCTCAGTCATCTCCATATACATTAAATCAAACAGGATACTTTGATTTTAACAATAGAGCATTTACAAATAATGAAGTAGGAATACCTGGCATCAGTGATACAACAACATTAAGTGTTCAGTATTACTTACCTCGTATTGATAAGTTATTCCTCAGTCAGGACAGTGTATTTGTTATTGTAAAAGGTGCACCTAGTGCTAGACCACAACCTCCAGAGGATCTAGAAGATGCAATGCTTCTTGGAACTATCACCTACAATGCATATGTTTACGATATAGAGAACGATGTTTCTATTGAAGAGACAAACTATAAGAGATATACATTCCGTGATATCCAATATCTAGAAGATAGAATTAAAACACTTGAATACTATACACAGTTATCACTACTTGAGAGTGAGACTGCTAATATGGAGATTAGAGATACAAGTGGTCTTAGCAGATTTAAGAATGGATTTATTGTAGATAACTTTGCAAGTCTTGCAACTGCTGATACATTACATCCTGACTACAGAGTATCAACTGACTTTGAGAGAGGTCAGATGAGACCATCTCACTATACAACACAGGTTCCTCTAGCATACAGCACAGCATCTACTAATGTGCAACAGACAGATGAGATTATCACACTTCCATATACATCTACTGTTTTAATTGACCAACCATATGCTTCAGCTGTGGAAAACGTCAACCCATTTAACGTCTTTACATACACAGGTGATATTGAATTATATCCTGAGTCTGATAACTGGGTAGATACTAAATCACTCAATCCTGTTCAAGGACCTACAGTAGAAGGTAACTTCCTTACTACACTTAGAGAGTATAACGCAGACCAGAATGGTTTCTCTCCTATTCACTGGAACTCATGGAAGACTACATGGACTGGAACTGATATCAACAGATCAGTCGGTTCATGGAGAAGACGTGCGGGTAAGGGTAGACAACCTAGAGTCAGAACTATAACTACAACTTCTACAACTACAACAAAACAAACAAGGACAGGTATCAGATACAGAGTAACACCTGTTATCGAACAACAGTCATTGGGTAGTAAGGTTGTATCAGTAGAGCATATCCAGTTCATGCGTTCTAGAAATATTGAGTTTAATTGTCAGAAACTAAAACCAAGAACCAAGTTCTTTGCATTCTTTGATGGTATTGCAATACCTACTAAACTAATTACACCTAAGATTGTTGGAGTTGTAAAAGACCCATCTAGTGACTCACAAACTAATAACATCCCATTCCAAATAGGTGAGACAGTATATGTTAAGAAAGGAAATGGTAAGTTTAGATTTAAGGCAAGAGTAGCAGCACCTAATGAGAATATACAGATCAATCCTCTTGATGGAACAGACATCAGCACAACTACTGACTATACATCTAACTTGACCTTTATCAATATTGATACTAAGTCACTTGCAGATCAAGTTAAGGGTAATTACTATGGTTCACCCAAGATTAACGATTACTTAGTTGGTGAAACTAGTGGTGCAGTTGCAAAAGTTTCTAGCAAGGATATGGTTACTGATAAGAAAGGTAATCTTAGAGGTTCATTCTTTATTGATGCACCAAACGTTGCGGGTAATGTCAAATTTAAGACTGGAACAAAACTATTCAGACTTACTGACTCATCTACTAACAGCAAGGTAGTTGGAGTGTCAGATAGTAATGGTGAAGCAGAATTTACATCATCTGGTATATTACAGACTACACAAGAGACAATCATCTCTGTTAGAAATGCTAAGATTACATCTGAGGATCAGTTTGATGCTAGAACACTAACAAGTGTTACTGAGACTGCTGCACAACAGACTAGATGGTGTGACCCACTAGCACAAACATTCTTGATTGAGGATTCTGAACTAGAAGGTGGTGTATTCTTAACTAAGATTGATCTATACTTCTTTACTAAGGACGAAGAGATTCCTGTTGCATTAGATATTAGAACTGTAGAAAATGGTAATCCAACACAGACAGTGTTGCCTTTCTCTAAGGTAGTTAAGCAAGCAGAAGATGTCTTTACATCTACTGATGCATCTAAACCCACTACATTTACATTCAAAGCACCTGTCTTTATAAAATACAGGACAGAGCATGCAATGGTTATAACATCAGACTCTAACCAGTATAAAGTATTCATATCATTATTAGGTAACGATGCTATTGATGCTGCTCACGTTGGAGAGAAGATCTCTGAGCAACCATATATCGGTGTCTTATTCAAGTCTCAAAATGCGTCTACTTGGACTCCTTCTCAGTATGAGGATTTGATGTTCAAGATATTCAGAGCAGAATTTACTCTACCAACTACAGCAGCACCTTCTAAACTTCTCTTAGAGAATGGTGAGTTAGGTGAAAGTAATGGTGGAACTCTAGGTTTACGAACAAACCCATTTGTCACAACTGCGGGTAGTGATCAAATAAGAATATTCCATAGTAATCATGGTATGCAATCATCATTGAACTATGTTCAAATATCAGGAGCTGCATCAGAGATAGCGAACAACGCTACTGCAGCACAGTTGAGCACAACAGGAACAAGTATTGAAGTTGGTGAAAATCATGGATTCCATGCAACTATAGGTGGATCTGCTGTTAGTGCATCTAATCCTGGCTATATCAAAATACTTGGAACTGAAGAAGATGGTAGTGGTGATGAAATTATTGCCTACTCTGGATTCAGTGGAACTAACGATAAAGTAATTAACTTTATTACTAATGGTAGAAACCATACTGGAATAGCAGGATCATCTACTGGTAAGTTACATGCTTCTGGTGCAATCGTTGAGTGCTATAACTTTGATGGCATACCTCTTACTAAGATTAATAAAACACATAGTAGTGGTATCGTATCAATAAACAGTCCACACAGTTACAACTTACAAATTAGTGGTGTAAATGCTACAACTGGTATTAATGGCGGTGGAAGTAATATATCTGCATCACAAAACGTTGCATGGGATGTTCTTACACCACAGATACAGAGTCAGTTAGAACCTAAGACTACTATGGTTGCTAGGGTTCAAGGTACCAGTGGTACTTCTTGCGGACCTTTCCCATCTGGAATTAGTGCAGAAACATCATTCATTAAGGACAGTGATTTTACAGAACTTACTATCGGAGAAGAGAATTACTTCCCTGCTACTAAGTTAGTTGCTAACCAGATTAACGAGATCAATAGAATGAATAGTGTTAAGTCACTTACTGTTGAACTAAACTTAGGTTCTGAGGTTACACACTTATCTCCTGTGGTTGACTTAACTAGATGTGACATGATCACTACAGCAAACATAGTAAATAACATTACACCTACAGCTGGTATTGGAACAGAGACAGCTGGTAACTACATAACTAAGGTTGCAAGACTTGAGAAGAGTGCAACTGGATTAAAGGTAATGTTTGCTGCAAACGTATGGGAGCAGTCAAGTATTGTTGTGATGTATAAGTTAATTCCTGTTGGTTATACAGATAGTCTAGATGAACTACCATTCCAGTTCTTTAATACCACTGGTATACCAGACACAGGTTCACTCATACCAAACAATGATCTAGTGACATTCACAGATTATGAGTATACAATAGAAGATGTAGATGAGTTTGATGGATTCCAAATCAAGATCAGTTTACTCAACTATTCACAACCATACATACCAAGAATACAAGATTTCAGAGGAATCGCTTTAGCATAATGGAAGAAATTGAACTAATCCCTGTCGAAGGTTACACTACCCTTGGCAGGGATCCTTCGTCTAATTCTATAATCAATACAGACAGCACGCAGTATGATGCTTATATAAAAGCAAGAAAACTTGCACGAAAAAAGGAACGTTCTTTACAGGACTTGAAAGATGAAGTTGCAGAACTCAAAGCACTTTTGATGGACGTAGTTCAGAAACAGGATAAATAAAGTTAAGCTAAATATTATATGGAATTCTTAGAGAATGGCAAGTGCTGTATCCAATCTACTAATATATCAAGGTTCTGACTTTATCATCGACTTTACAGTTGAGAACGATAATGGCACAGATTTTAACCTTACAGGATATACAGTAGCATGTTTGATAAAGAAACACTACACAAGTAGCACTTCTCAAACAGTCACTGCTGCAGTTTTAAGTCCTGCAACAAGTGGAAGAATACAACTGTCTCTAACTAATTCACAGACCGCTGCTATGAAAAGTGGAAGGTTTGTATATGACGTCGTAATAACTTCTAGCACTGGTATCAAGTCCAGAGTCTTAGAGGGTTCAGTAAGCGTACTTGAGGGGGTAACACTTTAAATGGCAAGACTAAGATTTGGAGATCAATCAGTTCCAAGAGTCACACGTGTCGCAACAGGCGGTGGTGGTGGAACGATTGGTGGAATGTCAGACGTAGATTTGACAGACACATCACAAGGAGGACTAGCAGAAGGTTCAGTTCTTGTATATGACTCAGCAGCAACAAGATTCGTTGCAACAAATGTATTAAATAACATCACAGTAAATGGGGGTAGCTTCTAATGGCATCCAATATTCTAATTAAAAGGAGTACTGGTTCAACCGCACCTGGCACTATTACGTTTGGTGAACTCGCCATTACGACAGGAGCAAACGGTACTCAAGCAAACGCAGGAGACAGACTATTCATTGGAGACAATAATGGTGCTGCTCAGATTGTAGGTGGTAGATATTTTATGGACATGTTGGATCATGTTCATGGGACACTTACAGCAAGTTCATCTGTCATAGTAGACAGTAATTCAAAGATTGACGTATGGAACGTTGATGATATTACCCTCAATTCTAATATCATTACAACATCCACTACTGATGCTGACCTTATCTTCCGTGCAAATGGCACAGGTAAGTTAGTAATTGAAGATGGTCAGGAACTAGAGTTTGGAACTACAGGAGATGTAGAACTCTCATATAATGATTCAGATGCAGTTTTAGACATCAAGCGAGTAGCAGGAACCCCCGACTTGCGTATCGCTGATGATATGAAACTAAACTTTGGTAATACAAAGGATGCTTCTATCAGATATGACGAGACAACCTCTGACAAGATCCAAGTAGAAGGTGCAGACTGGAACTATGGCACTGGTGTCCTAGTTAACTTTGCAGACACTACAAACGCTTCTAACGTTGCCACAGCGGGTGTTACGTTTGCGGGTGGTATTGGTGTTGCTGCAACCGCATACATCAAAGACTTGAATGTAGATGATAACACTACAATCGGAACAGCATCTGGAGACTCTCTAACAGTCAACGCAACAACTACATTCCAGAATGATGTAACCTTTAATGGAACTACAAATATCTCTGGTAGCACAGCTCAGACTGGTGATATTCAAATTGATAATCTTAAGTTAGATGGTAATACACTATCTACTATCAACTCTGTTCAAGAATTGATACTTGACCCTGATCCTGCAACTGATGCGGGTGGTCTTGTTATCATCAAAGGTGACTTACAGATTGATGGAACTACAACTACAGTGAACTCTGCTTCAATGTCAGTTAATGATCCTACAATCGAATTAGGAGAT